AACGCCTCCTCAGTGGTTTCATACGGGCCGTATTTCCACGGCGCCTTAACGCTGACAGATTCACCGGCACCGATTTTTTTACCCGTTACCGGGTCGGTGGAGTTAACGTTGCGCGATTCGATAGAACCACCAACTTTATAGAAGGTGCGCTTGCGAAAATCACCCTCGATCAGTTCGTTGTCGAGAATGATTGCGCCGTTTGAAGCGGCGTTGAAGACTTCCAGATTATCCTGGCGACGCTCAAGAAACGCAGTCTGCGCGAGGTCGTCATAGATAATCAGGTCACTGTTTACGGTCGTAGGCATTGATTAGTCCTTACTTAGGCAATTTGAGATAGGCCTGCTGGCCATGTTTGCGGATGTAGTCCGCTTTGTCGCTTGAGCTCATTTCTGAACGTTTCAGACTACCGCCACCGCCACCGGGTTTATGACCACCAGCCCCGGAGCCTTCGCGCGCGGGAACAGGTGCGGGGCCGTCTCTTTCAGAGATTCAGCCCACTCAACCGGGGTGAGCGGAGTTTTGCCGTCTTTACCGAACAGAACATCGCCATTTGCATCAACTGCTACGGCCTCGCCTTCGTCGTTGAGCTGGAATGTGCCTTTAGCACGAAGAATCAGATCGTCGGATGCTTCTGGCAGCGCGCCTGCCTTAAGCGCTGCACTGCGGATAGCATCACCCAGGACACGATCACGGAATTTGTTGGAGAACGCTTCCGCCTTTTCAGCGCGTTCATTAGCGGCTTTGATTTGCTTATCAACATCAGCACGTAGCCGCTCAGTGCGTTTATCCAGTACCTCGTCAATTTTCCCGGCGGCGATCAGTTGCGCCTCTTCATCATCAGAGAAACGCTGGAGAATAGTTTTCACCGCGTCAGGATCGATACCTTCAAAAACGCTTAAGCGACTCAGTGGACTCTTTGAGCTTACCAAGCAGCTCGCTATTTTTATTTTTCAGGCCAGAAACCTGAGCGCTGACTTGCTCATCGATCAACTTCTGGATTTCCGGCGTAATCTCAGGCGCTCCGCCGCCGGAACCGCCACCTTCACCACCTTCGCTGCCAGCTGCCGAATAATATTTAATGAGCATGTTACGAATAAGCATGTTGTCCCCTTGGGATAGTAACTGTGGGCCTGGCCCAATAAAAAAGGCCGCCCTTAGGCAGCCTGTTGTAAATTTCAGATAATAAAAAAAGCCGCGCTAAGGCGACCTCTTCATTTAGCTATTTTCTAGCATGTATTCTTTTGCATCTTTAATGGCTTTATCCATTCTCTGCAAAGAAGACTTTGGCTCTGCAATGCTTCGCACTGTGCAAATCTCTTTAATGAGCCCTCTTGCGATTACCAGCTCTTCATACAGGCTTGCAATAAGGTCTCTTTGTTTTTGTGAATCCATAACAACCTCGTCTCGTTGCTTGTCGGGTTATTGGTGGTAGGCGGTGACGATTCCGCTTTTCGGGAGCGACCCTAGCCACTGACAATACAATTAGGTGTGGTGGCCGGTGCTGCCACGGCATTCTGATACTTCAGAACGGCGGGGACTCACCGAAGTGAGTCTGGTTTCCGGCTTGCCCGTTTCTCACGGGACGCTTTGGCGCGCAGGTCAGCATCCTGCATTCACCACGAATTTACTCTATCACACTCTGGCATCCTTAAACGCCTGCGCGTCACGGTTGCGCAATTGGTCAAGCGTCAGCCACTCGCCCCTGTCGTTGTAGAACTCATCGGGAGACATGCCGCCATCACGAATCAGCCTGGCGCGCGTTTCTCCGACAATCTCAGCTTGTCGCGTGAACGACTGCCGGGAGAGCCAGTCCTGGTAAGTCGTATCAGCCGGAACCTGTCCATCCATACTGGCGCGCGAGCTGTCCTTGATTTCGCCGACTTTGATACCCAATTCCTCGGACGATTTCAGTATGTATGTTTCGGTGCTACGACAGCAAAAGTGGATTTTCCCCGGTCCCTGCAAATAAGGCACCTTGTGCCCTATCGGTTTGTTATCCAGCGTGTACTTGAGGCGGTCGCGGATCCGACAATCCTTTGATGTCCGGTTATCCAAAGTGGATAACCACTGCTTACCCTTCAGAATGTGGTCGTTCGCCGACGCAAAGCTTTGTCTTGCTGTTGATGCAAGATGCCCTACTGCTGTTTTCGCTATGCTGGCCGCATTGGCCCGGCTCATCTGAAGCGCACCATCCTGGTAGCCGCGGTTAGCATGTCCACGAACCTTTTTTGCGATCTGCTCATGCGTATCGCCCAGGAGAAAACCCTGCCGCACCGTATTGGATATGCGCGCCATACGATCAGCTTCGAGGTTGCTGGCCCATTCGCTTAGCAACCGCCCCTGAAATGGACGCGCCATCGCCGCGGCATAAACTGCATCCGGGGAGATGCCAACCAGTGGATGAAGAGCCAGAACATCGTCGGGAATGGCAAACTGGAAGAGGCTCATCTGAAAACTGGCCTCATGCTTCGCCAGCTCCTGCAGCTCGGTAGAGAGGGCTGCATACATGGACTGTATGGCATCCTTGTTTATGGCCCTGACACTGACCAGTAACGCTTCCAGACGCGAAACGGTAAAGCTCTCGGGATCCAGCGTATCGATAGCCACCAGCAGCCTGGCGGTAAGTTCGGCGTCGCTGTCATTCAGAACTTTTATCATCCTGTTGGCAACGCCGGTGCTGTAGCGACTAACCCATATAGCGTGGGCTATGGATTCATCCTGCAGTTTGTCATTCGCCGTTGCCATTATTGCCACCAATCAGGTTAGGCGCGCCGTTACGAATAGCGTCAATGACAGTTTCAGGGTCGTCAGCAGGATCTATCAAGTCAAGCCTCTGCAGAGCTCTGACCATATCCGTGTCGCGAATCGCACCGGACTGCCAGGCATTGACGATTGCCGTTACCATGCCGGATTCAGCGACTTTGGCGATAAACTCCTGATTGATGCTGTAACGGTATTCCTCGCCTTTTATGCCGAGATATCTGGCGCACCAGCCGAGCGCCAGCGTATAGGCCTCCGAGACATTGGAAACGCAAATGCCGAGCACCGATGTGGATGCGGTTTGCTCGCCGCTGGATTGCGTGGCGGTTTTAACCGCGCCGTTCTGCTCGATAAGCCGGGCGCCAAGCTGAACAGAATAATCACGCTTACTGTCCATCGCCTCTTTAGCCAGGGTGTTTGGTTGCGCCTGAGCATAGGTAAAACTCCCCTCCTTCGGCAGCAGGAATGGAGAACGAGAACCGACACGAATTCCCTTATCCTGCAGCCAGTCACGCCAGGCGGTATCAAGACCGGAAATCACCGGCTGAACCTGACCGCAGAAAAATACGCTGTCTTCGTAATCCGCCGAATTTCGATAATGACCAAGGTTAATTTCAACGAGGGCGGCTAAAGGCGACTCGTCGATGCTGGGATCGTTATTTTGTGCGCCAACGAAGGTAAAGGGGATCTCATCCCAAAAATCCTCACCTTTAGGCTTCGGGTGATACTCAGAATCGACAGAAAAAGACCCTGCATCGGCCGACTTTCGCCACACCCTGCAGATAAACTTGCCATCCTCCAGGGCAAGTTCCCGATACTGGATTTCATCCTTGTACGCAAAACCATCTTCCTTTTCCATGCATTCGCGTAAAACCACCAGCACCAGTTGATCACGTCCATTGATACGTTTGGTACGCCAGTTAATGATGTTCTCCGCCTGATAGCGAAGGATAATCGCCTCATCAGTCCCAGCTGCATAATCCGTATACAGCCCCTCGCGCGCGGCTTCCAGAATATTTTCTGTAACCTGCTGGGACTGCTGATAGATACTGGCACCAGCACCATCGGCGTTATCACGAAGATAATTCAGCTTATCCGGCGCGGTCATGGTAGGGTCTTTTCGGAATGCCAGCCCCAGCAAACCCACTTTTGTATTGCCCGTTATCGCGTAGAAAACGGCGCGCTGAATGTAATCGGCATTGCGCTTTTTATTGCGAGCAGACTTATCGGAGGGATCCAGAAAAGGGAGGTATTCATTCCCGGCGGCCTTTACAGCATCAGCCCCTTTGCACAAGTCACGAATTTTTTTCCACACGGGCATCGCCGCCCTGACCTCAGGGCGGACGTAAGTAATATCATTATTGGCCATCAGAATGTCGTGTCCAGTGAAATAGAGAATGCAGGTCGAACGATTGGGAATTGCTTCACAATGAAGTAACCAGCGCCATCGTTGGGGTGATCGTTATCGCTCTTTTTATCCGGCTCGCCGTTTTTATCCCACACCTGTTGTTCCAGGCAGTCGGCATAGACCGGGCAACGGGCCACATTCACCTTGTACCGGCGATCGCCATTACCATTGCAGAACATGGCGTTCATGGAGTTGATGCGGTCCTTTACCGGCGGGTTAGCATCATCAACGATGACGTTAAATCCGGCCTGTCGGAGCTGCTCAATATCTGTTTTGCTGGCGTTGTTTGATTTCCTGGAGTCACCAGAGGCATCCGGGTAAATATAAATCTCGCGGACCTTACGGTAGTCACCGTCGGCATACAGCCAGAAACGTTCCTTGATGATGCGTATCATGTCTGGCGTATCGTAAGCGTTGATAATCTCTGTTACCGCGTGTGGTAAGCCGAGCCGCAATACATGGACGATCCCGGCCATCTTCCCGACGTTGAAATCCATCCCGATATACAGCGCTTCACCTGGCTGCTCTTCCTCACTGGAATTATTCAGCACTCTGTCGAACTGATGATAAATGGTGCCGCTGGTCAGGTTAGTAAACTGGCCGTTCAGATATGCCTTGATCAATTCCGGCGGGTAACTCGCCAGAAGCGAAGGAATATAGTCGTCCGGCAGGTTCTTTTCGTTGTCGAATGTCGAAGCCTGTACCAGACCATACATCGACCTCAGTTCAGGCTTTTCCCTCACAGCCTTAACAAACTGGTTATAGACGAACTTAAATCCTTCAGGTGTGGTAGTCACGTCAATGCCATTACGCAGACCATCAACTTTATAACGCATACGCGCGATTATTTTTCGCCACGCCTGACGCGCCTTATCCGCTTTCAGAACGTCGAGTTCATCCACCAGCGCATTGCCGATTTTAAAGCCTACTATCGTGTCGGGCTTTTCCATCGACCGACAAATTGTCGTGCCGCGGTACTGGCGCCCACTGTAGAAATGGACCTCTTTGTTGCTTTCAACGATTTTGACTTTCAGTCCCCAGTCGTGAGCAACTTCTTCCACCGTGGGGTAGAAAATATCGCGGATCTGAGGATAAGTCGGGGCAAAGTAGCCTTGGTTTATTTTGGGGAACTCCCAGAACCCTTTGCATATTCCACCGCAGCCAACCCATGTCTTACCGGATCCAAAACCAGCTACATAGGCTTTGAACTTCTGCTGCATAGCCAGAAAACGAGCCTGGGGAACGTTAAGCGTCGGAGCTATCGCCATCCTCTTCCCTCACTCGCGCATCGACTACGTTGATATTGATCGCAACTGGCGTTGGTTCGTCATCTTCTGGGTCAGCGGCCAGCTCTTTACGGAGCTTGTCGATCTCCAGCTGCCGGCGCTCGATTTCAATCTGCTGTAGACGCTGGGCGAACTCACTGTCAGCCAGGCCGAGACGTTTCATCACCGCCTCGTACATGCGCTCACGGCTGATGGCGGTTATCTCAACGCCATTCTTACCAAGCTTCACACCGGAATAGGCAAGCGCAGCATCCGGCGCCAGCTTGCGCGTATCGGCGAAGAAAGGCTGGCCGATGCCATCACCATTACAGCGAGGACATTTCGGGTTAGGCGAGCTGGTATGGTCGTAACCGTAGCCGCCTCTGTCGTTTGGCTCTTTCCCTTTCTTCGCTAAAGCCTCAGCCAGCTTCTCTTCGAACTCAACCGCATCGCGCCATTGATACTGGTGACCGAAGCCCCAGCAGTAACGGCAGCTCCCGCGGCGATACTGAGAAAGTTGGTTGGCGTCGAATGTTGCCAGCCGCCACATCTGCTCAAGCACTTCATCAGCGCTGCCAAGCGTGCGCACAATGGATGCTTTCTGCTGCTGCGCAATGGCCTGCGCAACTGAAGTTTTCTGAAGCAGCTGATAGCCAATTTGTTCAGCAGTCTTCTTGCTGTACCCGGCACGGATAGCGGCCTGCGTGGCGTTGTGGTCCTTCAGGTATTCTGCGACAAATAAACGTTGCTGATCGGTGAGGCCATCATCATCCACCAGCTCTTCTGCGCACTTTTCCTTTTGCGCAGTGCGCAGTTTCTTCTGCGCAGGTTTTTGCGCAGTTTGCGCAGTGGGTTTCTTGATGTATCGGCGGGCAGTAGCGTAATTCAGTCCCTGCGCTTCACACCAATCCTTCGGTGATACGCCGGTTGCGGCATGATCGGACAGGAACCGTCGCTGAAGCTCGCCCCAGTCCGGTTTTGCCATGGATTATTCCTATTTAACGTGAGGGAGAAAAAGGAATTACTGATTCTCCATAAAATATTCACTTTTATGTTTTGGAATTAAGGCTCTTTAGTTCAGGAGTTATTATGAAAAGAATTATGCTTGCTGTTTTTGTGATCTGTGGTGCGCTGTCTCTTTCAGGATGTTTCCTTCCCCCTGGGCCTCATAGCGGCGGACATGGTGGAGATCACTTCCATGGTCCAGAGCATCGTTAACCGCCTGAGGACTTTCATTTTACAGAAATGAAAAAGGCCGCAAAATTATGCGGCCTTTGGTCACTACCAACCAGCGTATAAAGAATCTCTCAGGAGCCAACAGATAGAGGTGCATCTATCCGGCTAACTAACCTCTGGCGTTCTGATGTTGGCAGGCAGAGACGTTATGAGAGTATTGAGTATTTCAAAATACACCGGGAGAAACAGACAATGATATCAGTCCATTGTCTGACGGGCATTATCACAGGCACTCAATGAATACCTGCTGTAATGCGGTCAGATACCAGTTTATAACCTGACCAAATGTTACTTAGATCACAATCCATAGAACCACCCACCAATGCCAAAGGCTGCAGCGATCACCAGACAAGCAATTGCCGTTTTAGGCATTAACACACCGTAAAATGCAGGAGACAATCCCAGGAATAAAACCATTAGCACTGGCCACATACTAAGCAACAGGAAAAAGTAGCCATTTATACCACCGCTGCTAAAACGTCACATTCACTCCAAACCATTACCCGGACTTTCCATAGCTTGGTTGCTTCGTTGCATGATATCATACAACTGCCCCTTATACAGGAGCTTTAACATTATCACAGGCACTCGATGAATGCCTGCTGTAATGCCTTAGCTGACTTTCTCAGCGGCAGTATCAAACAGCGCCAGCGCTTCGGTCGCTTCCTGGATTGCCTTACGGGTCTTCGAGACAATCTCACTTTCCGTGAAAACACGATCGAAAGAGTCAGCGAATAGCTCAGACTTCAGATAGCTGTCGCCTACCCAGTCAATGGCCAGCTTGGCCGCTGCGGTGTCATAATTAACTTTCTTGATTATATCCAGGCGGATTTGCTCGGATGCAGTGATCTCTGACATGTCTTACCTCTGTGCGATGTGGGGAGTATTATCGAAGCCATTCGACAAAATAGCCTCTGTGATGCTTTTGCATTTATCTTTGCCGTGTGTACAAGCTGAACGGTTTCCTTACGGATGCCTGTTACGCACAATAAAAAAAGGTCGCATAAAAAAATGCGACCTTTGGTTGGTACCAGTTAGAAAACTAAAATCTCTCAGGAGCCACCCGGGAGAGGCTTTTCTGCTTTTTAACTGACCACTGCCGTTTTGGTGTTGGCTGGCAGTGATAACGTGGTGATAGCTTCATTTAAGTTATCGAAAGCATTTAAATATCGAAAGAGCTCATTGAACCAATCATTTTCAACTTGCCGGAACATTCAACCAGAGCACCAGGCATCTCTGCTGGTCTTTTGATGGCAATTCTCAGCTCTCCCGAACGAGGCCGGTAACTAACAATTTATTCGACAGTTCCTTCGGCATTAACCCAAAGATCTAGATGCTTGATGTAGCGTTGGATGGGCACATAAATAACCACCCCATCTACAAGGTTAACGGACTTGATAACATATCCCTGCGGAGCTAAATAATCCCCATCACAATGAGGGTGAATAGAGTGCTCGTCACCGTATCGATAACCATGCGGAAGTTGAGGGAGTGAATTTCTTGTCATGGGCAGCTTCTTAGATAGAAGGAATTGAAAATCCATAGTGCCTTAATGCACCTGACTTAGATACCAACTTTTCATTTTTCAGCGCTCTGTTGTCTCGTATTCTGATTTTTTGTTCATGTGGCCATGTAAATTTCAATACCTAAAGTGTTCTGCGTTTGTAGCTGAATTACCTGGAACCCTTCTCTGTGAGCTGCGAGCAATTGGCCTGCACTGCTTTGTTGTGCGCCAGGATGTCACGCTTGGTCTGCTTATCCAACACATCGATATCGTGGTCAGTCAGGTAGATGATCCGCACCCAGCTGCAGGCCGTGTCAACGACTACCGGGGCGGGTAAACTTTTCGCGCAACTCCCGATCAACATCGTCATCGCCCATACGCTTAACGTCTTCCTGTACATCGCTGGCCCCTTTCGTGACTTCAGCACGGCGTTCTGCCGCGGCGACAGTAGCAGCGGCGTTCTCTTCGGTACGTTGCTGATCAGCTTTGGCTTTCGCCTTACTGGCCCCGCGAGCATGACCAATGCCGAACGCGCCAGCAATAGCACCCAGGATGACGACCACCAGTCCCGCGATAATTTCAAAGCTCATTGCTGCTCCTTCAGTTCGTCGGCCTTTTCTTTCAATGCTGGCTGGCGTACGTATTGCGATAGTACGGCCAGCACCACCAGCGCAGGGCTAATCAACGCAACGATGTTTGGCGGCAGGATGTTTTTGATATCCGGCGGCAGCACCGCCCAGGCGTGCAGCGCAGCATCCGGGAACGACTGCGCCCATACACCAACCAGCGCGCCGATAGCTCCCAGCTTTACAGACCACGTTTTCAGCAGCAAGCTGGCATGCCCTACGAACTCCAGCCGGGTATATTTGCGCAGAAGTAACAGAACGAGCACAGCCACCAGCACAAGCAAAGCGAAAATGATCATCTTCACAGGACACGCTCCTTAACCCAGCCGTAGAGAAAATCCTCGTTGGCTTCGCGGCCCTCCGCCAGTTCGAGGTATCTGGCACCCTGGCTGCAGTTCAGCGCACGCACCAGAACCTGTTCACCCTCTTTCCCGCGGGCGGAAAGGTATCCCTTAAGCGCGGTGATGGTTCGGGGACCAATGGCGCCATCCGGAATCAGATCGGGATACAGCTTTCCGCGCATATTCATTGCGGTCAGCCAGCGCTGGAAAAACTTACTGGCTACAGATGGCCCCATGTTCACGCCAGTGTCGCAAAGCTCATCTGCCAGTAACGTAGATAGAGCTGCCACCTGGTCAAACCGGGGGCCGGTCCAGTAATCGCTCAGCAGGATTTGCTTTGCTGTTTCCCTGGGCAGGTTCCGCATATCACCGGTGTAGCCATGTGCACGGGCGGTGGTCTGCGTGATGCCCCAGCGGGTCGGCCCGCCTTTATCCGACGGATGATCGACATAACCATCCTCCTTGCCGAGGATCCCCTCGATAATCTGGTCTGCTGTCATTGTGCTTTCACTCCGGTGATTCGTTCCCAGAAATACGTGAGCGCTACGGAGCCCATCGCGCCGCTTATCCCCGCGGTTGCCAGAATCATGTAAATGCTCAGTCCGCTTTCAATGCTCACCAGGCCAGCAATAACGCCGGTAAACCCTGAAACCACCATTTGGGCAAGAGCATTGATCAAGCTCCATGTTGCCTTGCTCTGCTTCACATCTATCAGGTAGCGGACAAGTCCACCCCAGCAAGCAATGATCAGCAGAACCAGCCAGGACATCCCGGCAATGCTCTCTTTGTCTTGCATACGCTTAGCCATAGTTACCGCCTCCGATGAAAGATCGGGAAGCTGTGTGTGAGAAGGTCAGGCCCGTCAGGCTGGATTTAACAACGAAGCATGTCGGTGATGATTTCCGCGGGACCTGATAATAAAAAAGCCATGCAAATGCATGGCCTTGTGATTTGAATCCGTTATTTACAAAATGTATTCGAGACAGTATCTTTCGACTTCCGGACAAAAACATATACCGGGACAAAATCTAAATGTAACTGCCTTGCCTGCATGAAACCATGCGGGCTTTTTTTT